GGGCTTACGTCATGTGCAATTTCCCAGCGTGGCCCCTGCCCTCGTCGCAACCATGCCAGCAAGTCCTGACAGGCTGGGGAACTGAGAAGCAGAAGCATGCAGCCTGCGTCTGTGGGCTGTTCAGCGGAATGTACCGATTTCATTCGCCCGCGTGGCGTTTCGATCCAGTAGGCAGGACGCTCTTCGCCCTTTAATGCAGTCCACTTATAGCGGGCACAGATTCGGTAGGAGTCTTGAGTCTCGTATCCGCTATCCATTGCCGTGTGCTTCGGTTGAACGCCTAGCGTGTGCAGGTGTTGCGCCACATCCTCGATCGTTCTCGCCCGGCCCTCGTCGATTAGTCGGCTGGTTCCATCCCTGGCAAACGCCCTCACCACAAACCAGTACTCGTCGATCTGTCTGTCTATGGCCGCCAGTTTGATATGTTCGGTTTCCCAATCCTGCTTTTTTGCAAATGCGCCGGCGGGAATGTCTATTGTTTTATCGTCATCAAACTGATCCTCCCATGGCATCGCACTCCATCCGTTCACGAATCCCTGCAAGCCGTGAAGATAATGCTTTTGAGTTAGGAACTGTTTAGCGCAGTCGGCAAAGGTAACGGTGGGCGAGTACCAACTAGGCAATCGCATGCTGCGCCTTCCGCGTTCTGCGTTGGGATTTGCCGCCACCCACTTGCCTTGCTCAACGGCTGATCGCCTGTGGCCCTCAGTCCACGGCTCGTTGCATTTAGTGCAATGGTATGCGGCCGTCTCACCCACTTTCTGTAAGTCCCATTTGCCGTCAGGATTGCGTGCGCTATCCGCCCAACGCACTTGCCCGAATTCCATCGCTTGCATTTCACCGCAAGCATGGCAAGGGACGTGGAAAGTTTCCTGAGTTCCAGCCTGATAGTTCTGCCAAATATCGCCCGTGCTTAACGTCGGCGTGCTAGTCAGGACGTGCTTGCGGTTGGGAAAAGCCTTTGTGCGTTCCAGAGCCAGATTGTAAGCGGCCGCCTCTCGTTCGGTCGGTGGCGCAAATTTGTCCAGCTCGTCCAGCACAGCGATGCAGATCGGCCGTGAGCTGATGTTCGCCGGGCTATTCGATCCCACTAGGCTCAGAGTCATGCTAGTGAACTGCATCTCTAATATTTTAAAATCGTCGCTATCGAATGGAAACAGTGCCCGTACTGGCTTGCACTTCTCAAAGATCGGAGTCAGTCGCGTTTCGCTGTAGCTCCTAGCCAGATCCGCGTTAGGCATTACGAGCAGTGCCGGCGCTGGATCGTTTGCGATTCTGTACGCCAGCCAGATGGCCAGCGTCAGCGTCTTGCCTGTCTGCGATCCCCAGCAAAGGCTAACGGTATGCACGCCCGGATCGGCCAGCGCCTCAAGTACGCCCGCCACGTAAGGCGTGTACTTGGTTGAGTAAAGACCTGGGCGAGCGGTGATTCTGCTATCTAGCTGAATGTTCTTTTCGGCCCACTCGATCACAGACGGCAGTGGTTCAAAGTTCCAGCGATCACGTTCGCGTTTGAGTAGCTGTTCGGCCGCCTTCACAGCGCTGCCTGCACTTGTCGCATCACCTGCCCCACCTCGTTCTCCACCTCTTTCTGGATCTCAGCGGCTGGCCGGTGAGCGCAGATAGGCGCTAGGCGTTTGGGCATACCTAGCAGTAGCGGGATGAGTGCGTTAGTCCGGCGTGCCAGTATCTTGTCTGCCTCGTCGATCGGCACCATTTTGCCCTCCGCCTCGTTAATGTCGGGCCGGTCGCCCTTCATTTTTCGCAGTGCCTCCACGACGCGAGTGTAATCGCCTATCAGTGACGACCGCTCCGGCCCGCTCGCCTCCTTGGCTGCCTCGCCCAAGGTGGCGGCCAGTGATTCAAGTCGATCGATCTCTCCGTCTAATCCTATCCCGGCTATCGGCTTCATCGGCTTTGCTGCCGCAACCGCCTGCCCTTTCTCAAGCTGGCGCCGGGCTTGGCGCAAACCGACGCCGGTAGCGGCGGCTTGAGCAAGGATTGCGGTGTTTGGTCGGCGTCCCATGGGGTCTAACTATGTTTTTACAAACCACTCGAAAAAGAGGTGGCAGTTGCAAGCACCCCGATTGGGCTTCGTATGCGAAAAGATTCCTTAGGCACTTGTATAAGCTGGCCTAACTAGGCCGCGCCCCTCAGGTCGTTGTAAGCCTTAACAATCGGCTCGGCTTCCGCAAGAAATTGCTCCTTCAGCGCCTTATCTTGAGCAATAAATTTTGCGCCTCTCGACGCAAGCCACTGCCTTGCTTTCATAATAGGAAACAGGAAGTGCTTGGGTTCGCTTGGCTCGCTCATGGTGATGGGGTCTGGCAATATGCCGATGCGCAGATAAGTCTGACGCATAAGGCTTGGATCTGCATCGCCATTGCTCAGTCGCTTTTGAGTGGCTGCAACTTTCTCATATCGCTTACCCACCTCCTCAGTAATCCCTGCCTCCTCACATATAGCCTGCACGTCCTTACCTTCAGTGCGTGCCACGGCAATGATCTCGCCTGCGTCAGATGCCAACGAGATCGTCCTGCCTACTAGCTCAATCGCTTTGTCCCGCGTTTCGTTTAGTTTGTTTATTACAGATAGTAGTTTCATTTCTTAATACCTTTCTTTAGTGCGGCCATGTTGAATTTAGGTGCTTCACGCCGCCGCTTTGCGTGAACACGGTATGCCCGTTTGCGGTAAGATTCGCGGGCCTTCTCGCTCTTCTGCGATCGTGCTCGGATACCCAACCGATCATAGACTTCTGTTACTTTCTTGCTGATCGCCTGCTTGGTGATGCCGTACCGCTTGGCCACGGCCGTCATAGATTCAGGCGAACGGTTAAGAGATATGTTTAAGACCGCATGCCCCAGCGTGTCCGTTCGGTTAGCCATAGCCGGGTGATCGGCTGACTTATCCATAAGGTGCTCTATTACTTTGGTGATAGTCGCAACCGTTGAGGTAGTGACCGTAATCCTTAAATCATCGCATGACTCAAAGACCAAGTCTTGCAAGCTATCGATCATGCTTGCTGGATGCGGAATAACCGCCGGAATTCGCTCGATTGCTTCCTGATCTATCATATTAGATTAACCTAGCTAGTGCAGTCGTTAGTGCAGTAATGGAAATGGTGTAATGCATTAGTGCAATAATAGGCCCTAAAGGGCCTTTATTACTGCACCTACATGCTCCACAATACTGCACTAGTGCAATAAGGGTTACTGCACTAACGTTAAAACGGCTCATTTGTCACCTTTTTGCTGAATAAACCAGCCTCAGTTTCTTCGATCAATCCGTCCTCTTTGGCCTGCTTCACACGGGCCTTCGCTTGCCGTTCCTGCAACCCAGTGGCCTGTTGTACAAATGCGACCACTTGGCTGTATTTAGCCCTTTCGGGTAGCTTGCCCCAATCGATCGACATAGCCTTCCGGCCTACCGACTTTTCAGGCGCCCCTACCTCAATCCAAGCCATCCCCCTATCGGCATGCTTTAAGTGAACTAAAGGCTGCGTCTTGCTGGCTATAAAATCGCTCGCAGTAACGCTAGGACGCAAGCCAGACCGCTTTCCGCGCTTGGTCACCTCAAGCTTATATGTGTACGTTCCTTGCTCATCCTGACCGCAAGGCGACAGCATTAAAACGGCTCTTGCCCAGTTCGTCAGCTCGCTCGATCCAAATCCGCTATACGCTTTGTCGTGCCCTTGGTAACCGCTGCCGTCGCGTGTCGGCTTTGGCGTATGGTGCATCAACATCCACGCCCATCCTCCTGATAACGCAAGCGGGTTAAGCAAATTACGCAAAAAGCCACCGGCCGTCTCCTGGCTGGATAAGTCGCCACCGATAAACGCCAGCAACGGATCTACCCAGGCTAAATCAGGCTTATGCTTATCACCCAGACGACGCATCCTATCAACGAACCGCTCACCCGTGGAGGTGCAGTCACGCACGATCACGATGTTCTGCTTCACCCGTTCCAGCTCCTCTGCGGTCAAGTCCAACGCCTTTAGAATGCCCTGCAACGCCTCTGCCACGTCGCCTTCATCGTTCTCGGCCTGCACGATCAGCGACTTCAACGGCTTGCCATGTGGCGATATGCCAAACAGATCACGCCCAGCCGCCCAGGTGATTGCGGCCTGCAAGCAGAGCACGCTTTTGCCAAGTCCGCTGCTTCCCACCCACAACGCCGATCCGCCACGGCATATCCAACGCTTGCCGAGCAGTTGCGTTATGTCGGCATCCTCCTTGAAATTGACTAACTGCTCCCAGCTATACGGCTCAGGAATATCACCGTAGATCGTGCGCTCCTGCCATTCGATGTAGGTCAGCGTCGGTGCGCCACACTCGACCAACTCCTGCTGCTGGCCTGTTGCGGTACGCATTGCGCCTGGCAACCGCGACAGCCTGCCTGCGTCCTTGTTGGCAGGATCGGGTTTGCTGTGCTCTAAGTGCTTGTAAATAAAATCCACACGTTCTGCGAACTCCTTGGCATTGGCTGCCCAAATCTCCACCCATGCGTGCAGGCTTCTTGATCCGCTCTTAATGATGGACGACGTAGGCAACCCGCTGCGCTTAATAATCGCCCACTGTTCAGCCATCGTACTTTCATCAAATTCAATTAGGCAATGGCGGTACTTCACGATCGATTCTGCTTTTCTATTCTTTCCGTTGTTAGCGTTAATCGACACGTACACGCCCACTGCATCGCCTTGCCACTCCTTCAATCCGTCGCCCTTAAACAGCTCTAGCCATTCTTCCCGGCTTCGCGTCTCGCCAGCTCCGTCCGGCCGCTCGCGGTCGCCATCTTTAATCGATCGGCAGATATTGATCTGATCGCCTACGTCGAAACAGGTAGTCAGGAATTTATCTACAGGCCCACTTTCCACGCTGATCGGCATAGGCGGCACAGGCAGATCCTCACGCACGATCGCCCCGTTCTGATAAGCATACTTGGCCTTTGGCTTCCACGCTTCCCTGGCTGGCTTGCTAAATGCGGATCTAACCGCACTGACGGCCTCGTTCTGCGATAGCCCCACCTTAAACGCCCACTCCTCTGCGTTGGTCGTTGCGTCGAACTCAGTCAGCCCTTGGTCACGCCACTGGCAGGCCAGCTTAAATAGTTGCGTGTTGCGTTCGCCTTCAGCGGCCCCGTTCCGATGGATGGCTTCGATAGCGGGCGGCAGCGGTGCTATCATTTTTTAGCAAACGCCCCTAGCGCCTTAACGATCACGTACTCAATCACTGCCTCTTGATCTTTCTTTAACTGCTTCAGCCCAAATGCGTGCAACGCCTTGGCCGTCTTAGTATCATAAGTTACGTCGACCAGAACCTGCTTTGGCGCAGGCCGTGCTTTGCCAAAAGTAATTTTGCCTAAATCTTTCATTTGTTCTCCTTCGTTCCAAGGGCCTTCGTATTTTTGGCCTCTATCGCCTTGGCCTTATACTCCTCGGCCTGCTTAAGCATTTCCGTGGCCATAAGAACGGCCAGATCCAGCCGAGTGCGTACTGCATCGTACTGCTTCTTCAGCAAATTCTTCTTCGCACGTTCCAGCACGGCGAGATGCCAGGTTAAACGCTTAACGCTCATAAATTTTCGTACTTCTCCATTAAAG